ACTGAAAGAGAAATTTTAAATATGATAATTAATGGTTATAATGATATTGATATAGTAATTAATGATAATTTGTCATTAATGTCAATTATAAAATTAGATAATAATAATGATTCTTTTGAATTATATTTGTTTAATAAATATTTTAAGGATGAAATTAAAAAAATAAATAAAAAATACCATATTGATATAAATAAAGAACATGAATTTGAAACAATTAAATTGCAAAAAATAAGAAGCACTGAATCCGTAAAAATAAATAATTTTGATAACAATATTGAATTGTTTAAAAATAGTATATTTGAATTTGTTGTTCTAGATATGTATAAATCATTGGTTAAGGCAATTCATAAAAATAAATCATCTACTATTGCTATTTACGTATATACTATAATTCAATTATTTAAAACAAAAATTAAAAATATAAATAAATATTTCAAGGAATACATAAATGATTTTATATCAAACTTATTAATTGATATTCAAGTCAAAGATGTAATAAATAAAGCTGATGTATTAATTGAAAAAAATGGTTATTTACTTCAATATGAAGATAAAGAATTATTTGAGCATCAAAAACAAATATATAATATTTTCAAACAAAAATCACAAAATACATCCGATTTAGTTTTATATACTGCTCCTACTGGAACTGGTAAAACACTTACACCTCTAGGATTATCTAATGAATATAAAATCATATTTGTATGTGTTGCTAGACATATTGGTTTAGCACTTGCAAAATCAGCAATATCCATGAATAAAAAAATTGCATTTGCATTTGGTTGTGATACTGCAAATAATATAAGATTACATAATTTCTCTGTTGCTGAATATCTTAAAAAAGATGATGGTAATTATATTAAATTTAAAGATGGTAAAAAAAAGATTGATCATGAAAATGGTTCTAATGTTGATATTATGATATGTGATGTAAAATCATATATTAGTGCAATGCATTATATGCTAGCTTTTCATGATAAAAGTAAAATTATCATGTATTGGGATGAACCAACTATTACACTTGACCATGAATCACATGAATTACACGATACCATTACAAAAATTTGGAATGAAAATAAAATTAGAAACATTATAATGTCATCTGCTACATTACCTGAATTAAACAGTATTAATAAAGTAGTTAATAATTTTAAAAATAGATTTGAAAATCCAAATGTTCATTATATTAGGAGTTATGAATTTAAAAAATCTATTCCTATTATTGATACACAACTATGTTCTATTTCAATCCATACTATGCACGAAAATTATAATGATATGAAAAATTGTATTAATTATATACTTTCTAATAATCAGACATTGCTTCGATACATTGATTTAAAAGAAATTGTTGATTTTATTAAATTTTGTATGAAAAATATTAAAATGACGAATACTGAAATTTTAAATTATTTTGAAAATGATATATGTAAAGTTAATATGAAATCATTAAAACTATTTTATTTACATTTATTATCTTGCACTGATGAATCTACTTATAATACTATATATAAATATTTTGCAATAAATAAAAACAAAAAATATAACACAAAAGGCAATGGGATTTTATTTACTACACATGATGCTATTACATTAACGAACGGACCTACTATATTTATATGTGAAGATGCTCATAAAATTGCATCATTTTATATTCAACAATCTAAAATTCCAGATGATAAATTTAATGAAATCATGAAAAAAATATCATTTAATGAAAAATTGCAAAAAGATATTACTATACTTGAAAAAAAATTAGCATTAATTGAAGAAAAAAATGATACTGCTCTTGAAGATAGAAGTAATAAAGAAACAAATGAAATGAAGGATTTACATAGAGAAATTAATAGAATTAGATCAAAAATTCTACTTATTAATTTAGATGACCAATTTGTTCCAAATACTAAAAGTCATCAGATGAAATGGAATAATAAAGTTGATGATTCAGCTTTTATTCCAAAGATTGATGAAATATTCACTAAAAAAATTATGGAATTGGAAGTTTCGAATAGTTTTAAAGTTCTATTACTTCTAGGTATTGGAGTATTTATTAAGGATTCTGTTCTTGATTATCAAGAATTAATGAAAAAATTAGCTACTGAACAAAAGTTATTTATGATTATTGCTTCTTCTGATTATATTTATGGAACTAATTATCAATTCTGTCATGGTATTATCGGTAAAGACCTTTCACATATGACTCAAGAAAAAACGTTGCAATCTTTAGGTAGAATTGGAAGAAATAATATTCAACAAAATTATAGTGTTCGTTTCCGTAATAACGACCTTATATATAATTTATTTAAACCTTCTGATAATAATATTGAAGCTGAAAATATGAACAAATTACTTTCATAGTTGATTACAAAATTGATTTTAATATAAAAATGTTTTTTTTATTAAAAAAATATTAATTATGAGAGAAAGACCTAATCGCCATTTGTATACTTCTGATGATTGCAATTGTTGTATATTTTCATGTATTCCTTGCATATATGCTTCGTTCGCTTTAGAACAACTATTGAAATGTATATGTTGTTGTCCATGTTATTATAATCAAGTAACACCTATTCAAAATAATAAATTTGTTATTCCTCAATTAAATGATGATATTAAAAATAGATATACTGGAAAAATATGGGGGATTTTACGTTAAATTTATATACAATCTTGAATATTTAACATAAGTATACTATATAATGGATACTGAATTTCATTACGTAAGCAAGAGAACATTGGATAATGATATAAAAAATATAAAAAACATGAATCCGCATATTTTACACTCGTATGAAGTAATTAAAAAAAAAAATAATTATTGGGGTATTTTTTTACGAGATAAAGATGAAATAATTGGAAATACAATGGTTACATACGAAAAAAAAGATAATATTGATTATTTGCATTTAGTTTCAGTTTATATTGTTGACAAATATCGTGGTCGTAAATTATGTAAAGCACTTGTAGAACAAACAATAATAAAAAATGAAATGCAAAAAAAAACAAACTTAATAAAAGTTGTTATTGCTGGAGGTATTCCAATATTAAAATGTCTTCTTAGTGTTTTTAAGGAACTTAATTATACTATAAAAAAATATAAGACAAAAACTGAAAACATAAAAATGCTACAAAATATACGACCGGAAACCGCAATTAAAATAGAACAATCAAATTACGAAAATGATATTTGGCAAACATTGTTTTTTGATAAAAATAATTAATAATAGTTTCGCATAAATAATTTAAATATAACTATATATTAAGTAATAGGATTGTCTAATGACGGATAAGAAACCTGTTATTAGAATTGAAGACATTGAAAAAATCGAAGACATTGAAAAAATAGCGAATTGTGATTTTTGTTGTGAAGATAAAAATTTTGAAACATATTATACGGCGAGAAGAGGAAGACAAATATACTTTTCTTGTAATGACTGTTGGGAAACTCGTGAAACACAAGTAGTAGCATATTCAGCATATACATGGGAAAAATCCACTTTTCCTGGACCGGCATTCTACTTTGTCGACAAAGATGGAAACGAAGTTCCGGAAATATAACTATACCCTAACTTAATGATATATGCATTGAATGTTAATATTATATAAATTCTATAATATTAAATTTTTTTAGTTGATAGTATTAAAAATAATACAATGACTGCATAATGCAAACAATTATATTGCTTAATTTGAGTAAGCTACACCAGCCATTCCCGACATGATTCTTAATACGTTGTAATTGACGGCATATACACGTACTTTGGCTGTGTTAACACCTGAAACAGTGTTTGAAGAAAGTACAAGTTGTAATACGGCATTATCAATTCTGGAGAAGTTACATGTACCGGAAGGTTGGTGTTCTTCAGGGCGAAGAGCGAATGAGTATACATTGATACCAGTGTCAGGGTGACGTGTGTGGTGTTGATAAGGTTGTACAACATCAAAGTAAGAACCTTCACGTTCAGAGATGCGATCTTGACCGTTAAGTTGTAATTTGGCTGTAACAACTGGATTTTCACCCCAGCAGTGAAGATTTTTGGCTGTTTCGGCAAGTACGAATGTACCGGCATCAGATACAGCAGCTAATCTATCACCATCACTGGCGAATGCACCAAGATTTTTGCTTAAATCAGCAGCAAATGCATCATGGAAAAGACCATCAACATCAATGTATGAACCAGCAGCTAAAGCTTCTTTACCACCGAAGGCATGTACGGCATTAGGAAGAGCATCAACGGCATCAGTGTAGTTGAAAGGTTGAGCACCTAAAGCTTTGTAAAGAGTTGAACCACCTTCAAGAGAAGCACAGTAATCAACGTTAGCATCAGGTTGTACAACCCATACTAATTCTTTACAAGGGTGGTTGAAGTTAAGTTTGATTTTGTTGGAAGATGAACCAACAGATTCATCACCTGTGAATTGAACTTGTTCAATTAAGTATTCATGAGGGTTTTGTGCCATTTTTCTGCGTTCATCAGTATCAAGGAAGATATAATCAACGTAAAGAGATGCGGCAACAAGTGATTGTTGGTAAGCATTGGATACTGATTGAGAAGCACCACCAGATCCAGAAAGAGATTTGACGGCCCATAAGCATTCACCGATAGGACGGAAATCAATGTTGATCTTGACTTCGTGGTATTGTAAAGCAATTAAAGGAAGGGCAAGACCAGGGTTGCGGCAGTACCAGAATGAAAGAGGTACGTATAAGGTTGTTTCAGGTAAGGCTTTGCGAGGAGCACATACTTGAGCAGGACCTCCAGCGGCAGCGCAAGGGGCATTAATATCATCAAAGGCAGGGTCAGTGATGTATGTAAGTTGGGTTGTGTTACCAACCATTTTGTGGTAACCTTCTTCTTGTTCAGAAGACATGGTTACTTGATTCCAGATGTGCATCCAATCACCGTATTGACGGTCAATGCGTTGACCACCAATTTCTACTTCAACTTGGGCAATAAGTTGTTCACCAGGGAAATCTAACCAACGAGCATATACACTTTTTCCAGAATCCATACCTGTGTTAATTTCAGGTAAAGTTACTTG